TACATTCGTCAGCTATAATATCAAGAGCAGAAGCAATAATAGCATCTGTATCCATTGTATCATAATCACTATACAAATATGTTCTAAGATACTGGTAGTTAAGGTTAAATTGAGCTCCTAAAAGAGAAGTAGCAGCAGGGTTTGAATAGATACCTTGATATCTACTCATTAAAGAGTTAGTAGCAAATTCTCCTGTAGTTTGAATTTTATCAGTATCGATTACTTGAAGCTCAGTACCCCCTACGTTACGGATAACTACATCCGTAGAGAACAATCTTCTTAATCTTGCAAATAAGCCAGTATCAGCCATAATATTGTGTTATTATTATAAATATATTAGAGTAACCATCTAATATCTTCCTTATTTCCACCCATATCATGGATATAAGGGTTTTGAACTTGATTAGAATTATATCCTCCTGAGAAGCCATAGCGATTAGCTGTAATATTAGTTAATGCTGCTCTAGAAGCATCTAAATTTTGTTGTCTAAATCTATATGAAGTATCTCTCATAAACATAGCCATACCAAAAGACATTACAAGGTCATCATTGTAACCTTGTTGTGCTTCTGCTCGGCCATTTTTCCAAATAAATACTTTCATCTCTTCTAACAATCTTCTCGAGTGTATAACAACAGATCTGTCATTTATATACTCTTGAAACTTTCCAATTACCATAGGACGTAATCTAGATGACATTGTAAAACCAGGTGTCATTTTTGATGTATCCATATACTTGTCAAAATACGACTCAGTTAGCGAGGAATCACTCTTAGGTGAATAATAGAGATTAGGATATCCACGATCTATTACAGTTTGTATAGTAGCCCAACCAATTGAAGCGTTTTCTACTACAAGTAGTGCTTCATTATATTCTGTAGCTATACCTACTAGTAAATGACCATATTCTTTGGTTCCAATTTGACCTCTATATTCAGCAACTTGTGTATTTGAATCAATATCAATTACGTGGAATGCTGAATAGTCTTTACCATCACCTCTAGCTACGTCAGCTACAACTAAATAGTTTCTTGAATAATCGGCTGGCTGCCAGATCCACAAACTACTATCTACACCTCTTTTTTCAAGTGGTTCTTTAACGTAAGTTTTCTCGTAAAATTCAAGATACTCGTTATAGAATACTACGTCACCTGAAGATGCAAAATCGCAGTCACATTCTTGGGCTGCCATTCTAGGATCACCTAATAATTCATCTTGTTTTTTTCTCCAAGCCTCATCTCGTTCAGGGTGAACATACCAAGGTAATTTAATTGGAAGAAAATCATTTTCACTATTTTCAGCTCGAACCCATGTTTGGTGGAACCAGTTACCAGTACCATAAGGAGTGGATAATACAATAGCACCACCACCAGTTGCTAGGGTTTGTTGTGCAGAGGCCCATGTTTCAGCTACGTTTTCAATAAAGGCAGCCTCGTCAATTAGTAGAAGAGATACTGCTTCTGAACGTGCTGCGTCACTATTAGACGATTTGGCTTTAATTTGAGACCCGTTTGCTAGTTTTAAACTTAGCCTGTTATTTTCTACTGAATCTATCTTAAGCCAAGATGGTAAATTATCAAACATGAACCTTACTTTCGTAACCATGTTTTTGGCTGTTTCTTGAGTAGTTGCGAGACACAACACGTTTCGGTCTTTGTGAAACAACATTAACCATAAGGCATACCCACCACCTAGAGTTGAAATACCTAGCTGACGGGATTTAAGTACAATTGAGTAAGGGTTATCTCTCCATAAATGGAGTACTTTTTCTTGGAATGGATAGAGATGGAATGGAATCCTACCGCGTTGAGGGTGCTGAATAAAACAGTATTTTTTCATAAAGTGAGCTGGGTCTTGAGCACACTTTATATATTCTTGTTGAATTATCTGTTTTAAATTTGGTTCACTCATTTTCCTAGTTTCCAGTACATACGAGCAGAGATTACTGGGACTAGATTTTGATTAACACCAACTCCCAAGCCGTATGCTTGTCTTTTTTTATTTCTAAAAACCATTTCTCCACCTAAGTACTGTAGTTGTTTTTGATTACCAGTTAACCCAAATCCTACATATAATTCTCTTTTATTTAAAGTAATAGTTTCTTTAATAGTAGTTCTAGGATAAGTAAAGGTATAATTAATTTTTCTACCTTTAATTTGGTTTTGAGATACTGTATCTATAATTGTTAGATTTAAACTATCTAATACTTGTGTATCTTTGTAAGTTTTAATAGCGTAATAATCAGATAAGATAGCTGATGTGTCAATAGGGGTTGAAAACGTATCAATATTTACTTTGGTAATATATTCTACTTTAGGTACGTATACTGGGTACTCTTTTTCAATAGTTACCTGTTCAATAATAGTATCTCTAACAATGTTAGGTTCAGTAGGAATGCCTTGACTTGAGCAATTTCTCATTAAAAGAACCATAACTATTAACACTACTATAAGTAGTGATTGAATACTACTAAAATATTTTTTCATTAACTAAGTTTTGATACCTTGTCTTCGATCTCAATTTTAGCTTTTGACCAAGCATCGGCATACTTGTCTTTATCAAGAACACGGTTTGCATTATCTACAATACCAGCGTCTCTCATATCTTTTAAAAATGCTTTAACCATTTTAGCTTTTTCTTGAGCACGAAGTTGAGCAGCTTTACCTTTTTCAACTTTACCACCTGATTTAGCTAATTTACGTAATTCAAGATCTGAAGGTCCTTCTTGATCTTCGCTATCTGAGTAGTATTTTTTGGTCATTGAGAATGTTTTTACTTTCTCATCTTTCTTTTTAACTGGGGTAGCTGATTTAGGGCGACCACGCATTCCACCTTCTTTTTTCTCTTTAGCTAGTTTATCTGGGTCTGCTTTACGGCCACGTTGTCCAACTTCTCTTTCGCCTTTTACAAGATCGATAAATTTGTTAAGTTGATTATCAAACAAATCGTCGTCTGGTCCTAGAGCAGCTTGAACATCATCGTCTGCTTTGATAGCCTTACGAATGTCTTTCTTTTCACCGTCTTTGTTCTTTTCGATTACTTTTTCGATTGCTATTTTTAGATCGCCTGCAATTTTAGCCATTTCCATAAGAGCATCGTCTTCAGCAATAGTTACAGGTTGATTAGTTTCTTTGGCTTTAGCAACCGCAGCTTTTACGGTAGAAGGATTTTCATCTTTAATTTCAGCAGGATTAGTGTTTTTATCAACTACTGTAAGCTCGTCAATAATCATCTCGCGGATTGCGGACTTAAATTCAGATAATTTCATTTCTAGAATATTATAATGTTTATATATAAATATTACAGACCTAATTGAAATTTAAGCTGTTTAATACGTTCTTCAGTAGATCCTTCTAGAATACCATAGTTTTTAATAAGTAATTGTTTACTTTTAATAAAATTAGTAATAGTAGAATCTATTAATTCACGATATTTAATATCTGTTTCTCTAATACCATTATCTTCCATATCAACTCCTTCAGGAGAAACATAAAAAATATAATCATAGTCTTTGATTAGCAACGTAGCTACCTGCTCAAAATCATATTTTTCGCTATGATCCATTGAATTAGAAGCACGAGCAAACGCCATAACATCAATTACAGTACGATCTGTAATAATATTTTCTTGAAGTAACTCTAAAGAACGTTCTGCTAAAAACACCAATTGACCCTTAAAAGTCGAATCAGTGTTCAATGGAATACCTTGCTCCATCAAATATTTCGAACGTTCAGTTCTAAACATATAATCTTTAAACTCTGGGAGTTCTTTAAGTGCATTTACAAGTGTAGTTTTACCTACACTCATTGTACCACATAATCCTATTTTCATCCTTGCGAATCTCCTTTAACAATTCTATAACTATCTTCGTCGTAATGTTTAGTAGACACCTCAAAAATTGTAGCACCTTCAGTTAATGCCTTCAATTGGTGGGGTTGACCACGCTCTAAATCTACGATATCCCCTTCATTAAGCAAAGTCATTCGAGTTTCAGCAGTTTCAGTATTAACCCAGTAGTATTCAAATTGCCCTTTAGCAACGTACCATGATTCTTTTTTAATCAAATGGTAGTGCATTGAAAACTTTTTATCTTTTTCAAATACTAGGAGTTTACCACAGTATTCTTCATCGTTTACAATCCACAGCTCATGTCCCCAAGCTTTATTGTGAATTTCCCCTTTATGAGGGATTGGTTCGTATTTATGTCCCATTAGAATCGTGTTGTTCCTCGCATTGAGGGATTTTTATACCAAGGCAAACCTTCTCTATCTTTACGTACTTCAGACCACTCTTCAAAAGTTAGCTGTTTGCCATATAGATAGTATTCTTTTTTGTATTCTGAATCTGCTTCAAAAGGTTCAATAGCTGGTCCTTCCCAGTTGTGGTGTTTCCAAGCTTCGCTTCCGCTTTCTCTAAAGAAATAATGGTATGCGCCTTTTGACTTCATTCGACGCTCTTCGTAAATTGTTTGTTTTTTCATGCTACGTAATGGCTAATAAATTCCGGATATTCGGTATCGCGAAGGTAATAAGAAAGAATGTCTTCGGCAACGTATATTGCCTGAGCTCCTGAAACTGTAATACCACGAGCTGAAAGTGCATCTCCCACAAAGTGTACATTTGGGAACTTAGTTAGAGACAAGTTGCGGTAGCTTACAAGTGGTTCAGGTGAAAGATATTTTACTTCAGGAATGTAAATGCCCCAATCATCTTGTAGTGTTGGGAATACTTTTTTCATGTCCTCGATAAAGTCCATAATATAAGTCCAATACTCACCCATTACATTTTCTACTACATCTAAATTATCAATTTGATGAGATGTAACATTGTTACCTTCAGCTGTAGTAGATGGAACTCGAGTTGGTGAATAGTACAAACCAGTACCACTAAATTGAAGCTTGTTTACTACATCACGTGACCAAGTAAATGGATCTTCAATACCATTGATTTCCATCAAAATACCAAAGTTGGTCATATCGTTTCGGTAACGCATATCTTTTTTAGCATGACCATTGTAGGTGTGATCACCATATGTTTCTTCTACAGCAACATAAGCGGCATTATTGTTTGTACAGAATGAGCGAAGTGAAACACCTTTATCTTCAAATTTGCGATACAACTTAAAGTCGTATGAAACATCAATTAGTTTCTGGAAGTGTTTTTGTGGAGCTTCAAAACGTACTCCGATTTGAACTGATTTAGGTTCGTCTGGGAGTTCATATTTATTTGCTAATTCTTGAGCGAAATCAATACCTGATTTGCCTACACCGAAAATAAGTTCATCATAAAACATATTATCGTTATCCATATTTGCGAATTCAGGTTTAACTGATTTCATGATAACTTCGTTGTGTCTAAAATTGATGTTAGATACTTTAGTCTCCCAATGGAATTGTACACCTTTAGATACTAGGTAATCGTACCAATTCTTTCCAATCTCAGATAGATAATCTGTACCTACATGCCATACAGGAAACAAACGCAAACC